GGATGCTTGGACGAGGCTAGCCCTCGTACCCTGCCCCCCACTTTGAAATCAGGTGTAATTTACACCTGATTTTGATACCAGTTACAAGGAGAACATAGATGGGCAGGTTGACCGTCGAGTTGGAAGAGCACGAAGTGCGTGAGTTGTTGTCTGCTATTCAGGAGATAACAGAGCAGCTTGCTGAAATAAAAGATTTACTGAAAGCAGCCAATGGCAGCAACACCCGAAAGCAAAGTAAAAGCAAAAGTAACTAAGCAGCTGCGCGAGTTAGGTGCTTACTACTTCTTTCCTGCTACAGGCGGCTACGGTAAGAGCGGTGTGCCTGACATCGTAGGTTGCTATGAAGGTAGATTCTTTGGCATTGAGTGCAAAGCGGGGCGGAATAAACCAACGCCCTTACAGTTAAAGAATTTACAGGAGATAAGTGACGCTGGCGGATTGAGCTGGATAGTTAATGAGGACAACGTGTTGGACGTAACCAACGACCTTCTCATTAGCTGCGCGGGGAAACTAAAAGGAGAAAGGAATGAAATTTGAATCTTTACGCACAGGGATGATTTTTGAAAAAGTGCTGCGGCATAGACGTGAAGCGCCTTTACCAAAGGGTGCTTCTATTATTGAAGACGGGCTTTACGAAATAGTCGAGTGCGGAGAAAGAAAGGTAAACGGCTACGTGGTAAACGATATCTTTCTCGGTAACTTGAAAAGCAAGTCTGGCATTACAGTTGACTTTACCACGCTGAGTAACCCAAACGAGTGGCGATACCACGTTAGTGCCTACATAGAAGAGGAAAAAGAGTATGTCCTCATCTATCGCAAGTCTGTGAAGTTCTCGGATAGAGAGCCTGTTCTTATAGAGACTTTAGAAAGAAGGGTAGAGGTAGAAGAGAAAGAAGAAAAGAAAGAAGACAAGAAACTTAGAGTCTTTCCCCTGCCGCCCAAAGAACCAAAGGTCGAACAGGTAGAGAGTGCAGAAGTACCAGAAGCACCAGAAGCACCAGAAGTACCAGAGGTGGCATCTGACTTGTCATCTAAGGATCAAACGGAGTACTACAGATACGCGGGTGCGAATATCGATGACCTGCAGATGTTGGTTGACGCCTTTATGACTAAAGAAATATCTGAAGCGATACACGCACCTAAAACTACTTACGCGCTTGCTGTTCAGCAGAACTGGAATCAGTTTGTGGATATGCAATACACCGTAAAGGAAGTTCGTAAACACGCGGTCAGGATAAATAATTCTGGTCGTGCTGGGACTGATGCGCCTCTGTCCTATCAGCGGGTGCTTTATCGTTTGATGCAGGGGTTAGTTTGGTACGGCAGCGCCAGACACAAACAGGCGTTGACCACTTGGCTGCAGCAGAAACACTGGGGCCGTCAAAATGATAAATGATGAACACGAAGAGCCAGAATATGTAGTCTGGTGTACGCACTCAACAAACGAGTCAGTTACTACGTTTGGGCCTTTTCCCAATGAAGAGTATGCAGAATACTTTGTTGATAGATTTGAGCATGACTTTGATGAAGGCATATACGAACTTAAAGTCGTGCCCTTAAACCGTATAACAATAGTGGAGAATTACCATGGAGAAGAGAAAGAGGGGAAGACCCCGCAAACAACCCATTGATACAGGGTACATCACTCTAAATGACAGATATGACACGCCCGCTGCTAAAGCTGCTAAAGCTGCTAAAGCCAAGGTTGGTGACAAAGCTGGAAGTGTTGTTACGAGCGGAGTATCAGACGGTTCTACTGCTAAATATTATGAGCTACCAGCTAAGGCAAAAGAGCTGCAGGACTTGATCTCGTACAAGAATATGAACGCACAGATTGGTGAGATATTCAGAGCGTGCTATAGGTACGGACAGTCTTCGCACAGCGACGAACTGCGTGACGCGAAGAAAATAAAGTTCTATATCGACGCTGAAATTAAGCGGCTGGGGGGTTGAATGAAAAAGTACAACATCACGCTGGAAGAAACTGTACGTAGGCGCGTACAGGTCGAGGCCAAGAACGAGGAAGAAGCTCGGTTCGCTGCCGAAGACGGTAACGGTAACTTCTTAGAGATGCCCAAGATCGTGCAGTGTGAGATCCAGCAGGTGCTTGAGGTAGAGAACGAGTGAGGGGGTTAGCCCTCCTTATTCTACTCAGTGGGTGTTCTACACATGGGGGCGTTGCTCAATGGAAGTACATGTCCCCAGAACACGTTGAGTGTCACCCACAAGCAGAAATGAAGTTGTGTAGGCAGTACGGGCCGCACTTGATTTGCAAGTGCATTGTTAAATAAGGGGAGCAGGTGGATCTTATAACGCTAGACTTTGAAACCTTTTACAGTAAGGACTTCTCACTAACTAAGCTGACCACAGAAGAGTACATACGAGATCCTAGATTTCAGATCATCGGTGTATCTGTGAAGGTTAACAACGGTGACACTGAATGGGCGAGCGGTACACATGAAGAACTTAAAGAGTATTTCGATGGGTTCGATTGGGCAAACAGCATGGTGCTGGCTCACAACACTATGTTCGATGGCGCTATACTGTCTTGGCTCTTTGATATTCATCCTCGCGTTTGGGCTGACACTCTTTGCATTGGGCGGGCTGTACATGGGGTCGAGGTTGGTGGAAGTCTCAAGGCGCTTGCAGAGCGGTACGGTATCGGTGAGAAAGGCACAGAGGTGCTAGACGCTAAAGGTAAACGCCGTGGGGACTTTACCGAGGATGAATTAGACCGCTATGGAGACTACTGCATCAACGATGTTGAGCTTACTTATAAGCTGTTTGGCATCATGGTGCGGGGCTTTCCTAAACAAGAACTAAAGATAATCGACGCCACACTGCGTATGTTTACTGAACCAGTGCTGGAGTTAGACCTTGGGTTGCTAGAGTCTCATTTAGAAAATGTCAAAGACCGCAAAGACGAACTCATGCTTGAGGCAGGGGTTAGTAAAAAAGATTTAATGTCTAATGATAAGTTTGCCGAGTTGCTACGGCAGAACGGGGTGGAACCACCAACGAAGGTTAGTCCCACTACAGACAAAGAAGCCTATGCATTCGCTAAAACAGATGATGGCTTCAAAGCTTTAGCAGAAAACCCATCGTATGAAGTACAAGTATTAGTAGCAGCGCGACTAGGCAACAAGAGCACGTTAGAAGAAACAAGAACCCAACGGTTCATAGATATAGCGAAGCGCGGGGCTTTGCCGATTCCGCTTCGGTACTACGCTGCCCACACAGGCAGGTGGGGCGGTTCGGACAAGATCAACCTACAGAACCTACCGAGTCGTGGCCCTGACGGTAAACATTTAAAGAGAAGCATACTAGCTCCCGANAACTGTGTTTTGATTGACTGTGACTCTTCTCAAATTGAAGCAAGGGTATTGGCATGGTTGGCTGGGCAGGGAGATCTGGTACAGGCGTTTAACGATAAAGAAGATGTATACGTCAAGATGGCATCGCGTATTTATAACCTGCCAGAAGATCAGATAAATAAAGACCAAAGATTTGTCGGCAAGACCACTATACTTGGTGCTGGTTACGGCATGGGATCTGCAAAGTTCCAAGCACAGTTGAAGACGTTTGGTGTAGACGTTGATTTGGAAGAAGCCAGACGTATCATAGATATATACCGTAAGTCTAATGGGAACATCAGCCGCCTGTGGCGAGACTCACAGTTTATGATTAAAAATTTAGCCAACAAAGTATCAACTAGAGTTGGCCGTCATGACGTAATACGATCATTGGCGAACCAATCAGCGGTGTCTCTACCCTCTGGATTGGTCATGCGCTACGAAGACCTACGCGCACAGAACGGTGAGCGTGGGTACGAATACACCTACAAAACTAGAAAAGGCCGAACCAAGATATACGGTGGCAAGTTTGTAGAGAATGCGTGTCAGGCACTAGCAAGATGTATAATCGGGGAGCAGATGTTAGGCATATCTGCTAAGTACAAGATCGTATTGACAGTACACGACTCATTAGTGGTGTGTGTTAAAGAAGACGAAGCACAAGAGGCGAGGACGTATATAGAAGAGTGTATGCGTGTTGTACCTACGTGGGCGCATGGTCTGCCGCTTGATTGCGAGTCTGGTGTAGCTAAAGCATATGGAGATTGTGAATGATAGATACGATGCAGCTGGACAATAGTCGTTTTGAGAAAGAACGAAATGCACGCATAGAGATTGCTGATGACCTCGTATGGGACGCGGAAATGTTACTTGAGAGAATCTCAGGTCACCAAACAATGACAGTTGACAATGCTCTCATGGCGATGCTTATAGTCGAGTTGCGTGCTTTGCGAGTTGGTGAGATGAGAGCGCCACGTTACGACGAACCATCAAACGAGACAACAGCGAAATGAAATACATAATTTTGTTTATTGGTACGCCTTACATGGATGGCAACTATACGAATATGGAAGCTATGTACGAGGCGTTGCACCGTCACAGAGAACGGTTCCCCAACTTACGGATTGAGTGGGCGCAAGTGCCACCTAGCTTCGTTTTGTCCGAGGACATATTCTGGGCAGACCACAAGCTGACTTTAAAGGCAGAGAATACAGTGCCCGTATGAGTGCTGCACCTTGGTCGTTTAGTAAAATAAAGGCATATCAACAATGCCCAAAACAGTTCTACTACGAAAAAGTTATTAAGCAGTACCCCTTTAGAACTACTGAAGCCATCCGATATGGGGATCAGTTCCATAAAGCAGCAGAGAAATATGTGCGGGACAACGAAGAGTTACCCGAAAGATTTTTGTATGCAAAGAACTCATTGGATGCCCTTAGAAGGAAGAAGGGCGACAAGCTATGCGAACATAAGATGGGGCTTACAGAAGATTTGGAGCCATGCGGATTTTACGAGGACGATGTGTGGTGGAGAGGTATAGCAGATCTAATCGTACTAAACGAGGATGAAGGTCTAGCGTATGTAGTGGACTACAAAACCGGAAAGTCCTCACGCTATGCGGATAGAGGGCAGCTAGAGTTGATGGCTATGGCTACATTCAAGCATTTCCCTAATGTGGATACGATCAGGGCTGGACTACTGTTTGTAGTGTGTGAGGATTTAATAAGAAGCACATACGAACAATACGAAGCGGATGCGTTGTGGGATAAGTGGATGAGTAACTTTTCAACAATGGAGACTGCCTATACAGTAGATGTGTGGAACCCTAAGCCTAGTGGATTATGTAGGCAGTGGTGTCAAGTTATGGAGTGTCCGCACAACGGGAGAAGGTGATGCGTAGAAGACAACGTGATTATAAAAAAGAATACCGACAGCAGAGGGCTAGAGGTGAACATGAGAATCGTATGGAACGACAACGTGCCAGACGTGAGCTAGACAAGAAGAAAGTGAACAGAGAAGGTAAAGACGTAAGCCACAATAAGATGTTAAGTGAAGGTGGCTCAAACAAAGACGGTTACCGATTGGAGAGTCCTAGTAAGAACAGGAGCAGAAACGGCAAATAAAACTAGGCTCAGTTACGTTTTAGGAGAACAAGTGAACATCAAGAAAGTATCTGACTTTGATGACAAGTTAGATTTCATTAGCTATATGTTTGAATTATTTATTGCGTCAGAGATGTGCGATAAAGAAGTAAAAGAACTAAATGACATCGACATAGCCAGAACTAAACGCGATCTTAAGGGCAAGGACGTGGAGCTTGTCTGGCTATGAAGGTGATAGAGAACAAAGCATTGTTGCTTACGTTACGTGATCCCCGGAAAGTAACTAGTGTTATTCCTAAGAGCAAATGTTTAACAGCCAATAAAGTGCTGGTGAACTGGGGACTTGAAGAGACCCATGTACTTAAAAATCTAAATATAAGAGTGCCTTCCCCAATATCTACACGATATGAGTGGACGGGAAAGTACTCACCGATGCGCCACCAGAAGACAACTTCTGAGTTCTTCACCATGAACAAACGCGCTTTTTGTTTCAACGAACAGGGTACGGGTAAGACAGCCAGCGCGATTTGGGCTGCTGACTACTTAATGAAGAACAACTACATACGTCGTGCGTTGGTCATCTGTCCCCTGTCTATCATGGACTCAGCATGGCGAGAAGACCTTTTCACATTCGCTATGCACCGCACAGTAGACATAGCTTACGGTGCAGCTAAGAAGAGAAGGGAGATTATAAATAGCGATGTGGACTTCGTAATTATTAACTACGATGGCGTCGAGATAGTCGCTGATGACATTGCTAACGGCGGGTTTGATTTAATTATTGTCGATGAAGCCACACACTATAAAAACGTGCAGACTAATCGATGGAAGACACTTAACAAACTGATACAACCGCACACATGGGTATGGATGATGACGGGTACACCCGCCGCACAGAGTCCACTTGATGCGTATGGGTTAGCAAAAATCATAAACCCAACCGCAGTTCCTAGATTCTTCGGGTCTTTTAGAGACCAAATGATGTTGAAGATCACTAACTTTAAGTGGATTCCCAAGGAAGATGCTACTGACAGAGTGTTTAAAGCACTGCAGCCAGCCATACGTTTTACAAAAGATGAGTGTCTGGATCTGCCAGACATGGTGTACGCCAAACGTGAGGTCGAACTTACCCGACAGCAAAAGAAATACTATAAAGAACTTAGGGATAAGATGATTGTTCAAGCTAGCGGAGAGCAGATAACGTCTGTCAACGCAGCTGTGAATATGAATAAGCTCCTGCAAATAAGTTCTGGTGCAGTCTACACCGATGATGGCGAGTCACTTGAGTTTGATATCAAGTACCGATACAAGGTTCTACGTGAGGTAATAGACGAATCAAGTAAAAAAGTGTTGGTGTTTGTGCCGTTCAAACACACTATCGACATCTTGATGAACAAGTTAAGAAAAGAAAACATCCCCACCGAGATGATTCGTGGTGATGTGAGTGCAAATAGACGCACCGAGATATTCAAAGCGTTTCAAACAACAGCAACCCCGCAAGTATTGATTATCCAACCACAAGCAGCAGCGCACGGTATAACGCTGACCGCCGCTAATACGGTTGTCTGGTGGGGGCCAGTGAGTTCTTTAGAAACATACGCACAGGCAAATGCTCGTGTGCATAGGTCGGGACAAGACCACAAATGCACTGTTGTGCAACTGCAAGGTTCGCCCGTAGAAAAGAAAATGTACGCACTATTAGATAATAGAATCAACGTACACACTAAAATTATCGATTTATACAACGAATTGCTTGATTAGCGTGTAGTTTGTCACTATATTTAGTGGATCGTCACTAGGAGTGATTGCGTGGAAGGACAAGGATACTTAGATCGGTGTGTAAGCACCTTTCTAAAGATTAAGATCGAACGTACTAGGCTCAAAGAAAGTTTTACTGCGAAAGATAATACGCTGCAAAAACAGCAAGATTTAGTAAAAGAAGAACTTTTAAAACACTTGAAAGAGAATGATCTTAAAAGTGTAAAGACTGACTCTGGCACGTTCTATAGAACAGTTAGGACTCGTTACTGGACTGATGATTGGGAGGCGTTACATAAGTTTGTTCTTGAGAATGAAGTTCCCGAACTACTTGAGAAACGCCTACACCAATCTTCTGTCTCACAGTTTTTGGAGGATAATCCAGAATTGGTGCCGAAAGGACTAAATACCAATAGCGAGTTCCAAGTTACCATTAGGAAAACAAAATGAGTGAGTTCGTTGGTATCGAAGATGTGGCAAAACATTTTAACGTAAGTGTTAGCACCGCTCGTGCTTGGGTTCGACAGAAAGAGATCCCGCAAAACACCTACGTCAAAATAGGCAAGACCTACAGATTCAAGCTGGATGCAGTCGTGGAAGCACTGCTGCAGAAAGAAATTGAAGCAGAGGCGGCTGGTGAAGCAGACGCGATGGAAGAAGTCTTAGAAAACTTTGATGTGGATGAAGACTTTTGAGGCGAATCAGTACCAGAGGGGCGGAGTTTCGTAAGGTAACTCCAAACGGCGAAGCTGTCTTAGATTCAAACACAATTGATGTAATCGTCGTAGACGCTAACGCAATTGCACGGATGTACTACGAAGGGGCATACAATGAATCTTCTACTAACGCACCCGTATGTTGGTCTTCTAATACACGCCAGCCAGACCCCAATGTTACTGATAGACAGGCTCCTAGATGCCTTGATTGCACTCAGAATATAAAAGGTTCTGGTCAAGGCAACTCTAGGGCATGTAAGTTTTCGCAGCGGCTAGCTGTAGTGTTTGAAGAAGACTTACAAAACATCTACCAGTTACAGCTGCCAGCAACGGCGCTGTTCGGTGATGCAAACCGTGGGTGGATGTCCATGCAGAACTATGCCAAACATTTGGCGAAGCATGATACGTCCGCAACGATGGTAGTGACCCGAATCATTTTTGAAGAAAGTTACATACCAAGGCTGAGATTCAGACCCATGCGGGTTTTGAAAGACGCCGAGATAGAAGAAGTGGGGGAGCTAAAAAGCAAAGCAGAGGTATATGAGGCGATAGCCATGAACGTGCGCCCTATGACAAGGCACGTACCGTTCACTGAGACCGATGGATTTGTATTTAGCGAACCTAAAACCTGCATAGACATTAAAGGAGAACAATATGTCTGAAGAAGTATCTGCTGCCTACGTTGTAAGTAACGTCGAGGCGATGTACCCGAAACTTGACCGCACCTACAACTGGAGTGCTACAGAGAACAGAAGTGTTCCATGTGGTTCTTTAGACGACGGTGCCGAGTACTCTGTTAACTTTAAGATGAATAAAGATGCTGCGAAAGAGCTGCATTCTTTTATGAAAACGCTGTACGAATCGAAGAAGCAGAAGAACTGGCCCGCGTACAAGAACGCATTTAAAAAAGAAGAGGATGAAATGTTCTCTTACAAAGCGTCTTTGAAGGGTTCTTACAACGGGCAAAAGACCCAAAGACCCACACAGTACGACGCTAAGGTTAAAGAACTACCAGAAGAGTTCCAACTAACCACAGGTAGTCTTGTGAACATTGCTATTGTTGGGGTGCCTTATAGCGGATCTATGGGTGCTGGTGTGTCTCTGCGGTTGAAAAGCGTGCAAGTATTGAAGCTAGCAGAGAGGCAGAATGTATCGCCATTTGAAGCCACTGACGGGTTTACCTTCGGTGACGATACCCCATTTAGTATGGTTGAAGAACCAGCCAAAGTTGAAGAAGATCCTTTTGAGGATGAAGAGGTAGAGGAACCGAAAAAGGTAGCTAAGAAGACTGCTGCGCCAAAGAAAGAGGCAGAAGATATAGCAGACGTTCTTGAAGATTGGGACGACTAAATATCTCATAGTTTCGCCACGGCTAGGACACTCGCATTGCTGTACCGAAAAGGGGGACAGTGGCTCTGACCCCCCTGCCGTGGTGTCTCTGACTTTGGACAAAGCGGATGCAAACGAAAGATTTTTTAGAGAGAGTGCTGCATAGCGAAGGTTGGTACTGCCTCTTAGCTTTAAAACCCAAGCAAGATAAAAGGGTACAACAGTTCTATGAATCTATTAACGAACTGATTGATGCTGCTCGTGAGTTTGACGACAGCGGTTACGATACATACTTCGCACTAGCAACTTTTAAAGAGAGTGGATCTCGTAGAGTAGACAATGTAAGTCGCATACAGTCATTTTTCTTAGATCTTGACTGTGGGCCATCTAAAGATTTTGTAGACCAAAAAGAAGCGTTAACTGAACTACGAAAGTTTCACAAAGGGCTTCATCTACCTAAACCTTTAATAATAAGTTCTGGGCGTGGTATACACGCATACTGGTGCTTAGAAGAGTCTGTCATATTAGAGGATTGGTTTCCTGTAGCAGAGAGATTAAAGCAACTCTGCGCAGAACATAAGTTCGCCGCTGACCCAGCGGTAACTAGCGATGCTGCTAGAGTTTTAAGGGTATTACTTACACACAACTACAAGACAGACCCACCCACACAGGTGTTGCAATTTGGGGTAGACACACCGTCCCTAGTTGACTTCGATAAGTTCTCGGAGCTGCTGGGTGCAGGTAGTGTGGCGCTGCCGAACAAGTTAAAGATACAGCCCGACACTGCGTTAATGCAGAAGCTGATGGGTAACAACGATACAAAGTTTAAGAACATACTTAGTAAAGTGAAAGAGGGCGGGTGTAAGCAGATAGAACTGCTGACGTTACATCAAGAGACTTGTTCTGAACCTATGTGGAGAGCAGGTCTTTCTATAGCCAAGTTCTGCTCTGATGCAGATAAAGCCATACACCACATATCAAAGAAGCACCCTGATTACAGCCCAGATAAGACCGTAGAGAAGGTAAACCTAATAAAAGGGCCGTATCTCTGCACGAAGTTTGATGAATACAACCCAGACATATGCCCTCATTGCCCTAACTGGCACAAAGTTCGTTCCCCCATATCACTTGGTACAGAAGTGGTGGAAGCAGAGGAAGCGGATAACGTAGTAGAAGCGCCTATGGCGAATCGGCCCAACTCACAGTTGCAGGTTTACAACATACCGCAGTACCCCAAACCCTACTTTAGAGGTACTAACGGCGGCGTGTACGTGCGTACATCTGGGCCTGATGGAACAGTTGACGAAAAACTTATTTACCACAACGACTTCTACGTTGTTAAACGTATTGTTGATTCTGAGACGGGTGAATCCATAGTCCTAAGACTGCATTTGCCGAGGGACGGAGTGCGCGAGTTTACAGTGCCGCTAACGTCCGTAACCTCCCGTGAAGAACTCCGCAAAGCTGTTAGTATGCACGGCATAGTAGTAGATAAACCGGATGAACTTATGCGCTATACAGCTACGTGGGTAAACGAATTGCAGACCACAACTGTAGCTGATGAAGCCCATAGACAATTTGGTTGGACTAGCAAAGATATGAAATCTTTTGTGTTAGGCGACAGAGAGATCTTCGCTGACCGCACCGAGTTTAACCCTGCATCTGGTACAACAGCGGCCCTCTTTCCTCACATGGTGCCAAAAGGCTCTTTAGAAGATTGGAAGGAGATGATTAATTTCTACAACAGAAAGGGCTTTGAGTTACACCAATACGTTGTTGGTACTAGCTTTGGCTCCGTTCTAATGGAGATGTTACCCATACACTGCTCAATGATGCACCTGCACAGCGGGGGTACAGGGTTTGGTAAAACCACTGTTATGGAGGCTGGACTGTCAGTATGGGGCGATCCAGAGGAACTTCTTTTGTATGAGAAGGACACCCATAGCATAAAAATGCACAGAGGTGAGGTGTACCACAACCTACCTATGTACATGGACGAACTTACACAGATGCAAAAAGATCCAGACGCTATTAGCGATCTTGCATATCAAATAGTTAGTGGTAAGCAGCGTAGGCGTATGGTGGGCAGTGCTAACGCAGAACGTGTGACCGGACTATCGTGGAACTTTATAGCGGTATCTAGCGGTAACGCTAGTCTTGTAGAGATTGTGCGCGGTGCTAAAGAGGCACCAGAAGCAGAGGCACAAAGAATATTGGAAGTAAAAGTACAGCAGATGTTCTCAGGTAGTCAGTCTAAATCTGAAACAGATGCCTTTTCTCACGAAATAAAAAAGAACTACGGTTTTGCCGGTGAGCTATTTGTCCGTTACGTTATGCAGAACCTAGATGAGATCAAAGAGTTTCTTCGCGAGGTTCAGAAGAAGATTGATATGGATGCAGACCTATCGGCAAAAAATAGATTCTGGTCAGCAGGTGCTGCTTGCACCATGACCGCTCTGCATATATGCAACAAGATGGGTCTTCTGGAGTACGACACCAAACTAATATATCGCTGGATAATAAAGGTGTTGGTTCACAATAAAGAGATGACGGAAAACATGGTCGTACCTGCAGAGCAGATACTGAACAGTTACATATACGAAAACTGGAACAACATACTACAGATACGCAGCACTGATGATCTGCGTAAACAACGGGACACTGGTGTGGACAGTTTGATAGTCCCAGACAAAGACCCAAGAATACAGCTAGTGGCGAGGTACGAGACAGACATAAATAGACTTTACCTATTGCCGAAACCGCTGCGGCAGTGGTGTGCTAAACAGCAGATAAACTACAGTTCTTTGATACAGGAGTTTATGGAGAAGCTAGACGGTAAGAAAGATAAAGTGCGGTTAGGTAAGGGTACGTTGCTACAATTAAAGTCGAGTGACGTAATTGTTGTTAACTTCGCTGTGGATGCACCTCCAGAACATGAAGAGGATGAAGAAGAACCAAGGCGTATTGAGGACTGATGAGCTAGCTCCAGATGGAGTGAAGATAGTCATTTTGTGGAACGCTATGGTAGTTAACTCATCTGTATTCGTCCCGTGTATAGACACTGATCTTACTATAAAAGATTTAAAGCGTATAACCGAAGCTAAGGGTTGGAAAACCGTGACTAGGATACGCACAGAGGACGGGAAAAGGGGTGTACGAATATGGAGAACTATGTGATAGGATTTAATACGAGCATCTAATGTTCGTTCTCCTTGTGGATTAGCCCCTTCTTCCTCACGGTTTTAGGGGCTTTTCTTATAAGAAAGCTGGCCCTCTATCATACGCCTCTGCAAATAGCTTCAATGCATCCCGCACGTTAGGACTTAACTGCACACCGTTAAACATCTGCTCAGAAGTGCGCATATGTTGCGCTATAGATCTCTTTATGGTCTCTTCGGTTATAGGTACTTTTGGCCCTAGCTTCGCATTCTTTCTATTGAACTCGCTTATGTCTCTTCTAACTTCTATCATTCCTTGTATGTCACCGATACGCTGCATAACGTAAAGTTTTTTAAGTAACGCAGATCGCTGACGATTAATCGCTTTGTCTATACGCTTAACGTCTTGAGCTATCTCTTGTGCTTTGGTGTATTCAGCAGGGGCAAAGCCAAAGAACTTAGCGGCGATGGTGCCTGTATTGAAGTCAGTGGATATGGGGTCACCCCTTCTGGTCAACGCGCCCTCAGAGGCATAACGACCTGCTTTGAGCATATTGCTCATTGATACAGGAAGTATATCTTCTATACCTCGCTGGTATTCCCCTTCGCCAATCTTAGTTACGCCTCTCTGCACTCTTCTAGCTGTAGACCAAGCAGCACCACCCAAAGCATCTACTATGCTTTCTTCTACAGACCGATCAAAGTTGTATCTGTTACTACTAATAATTAAATTAGCTAAACCAATTCGGGCTGAAACATCTATAGGCACACCGAGTTGAGCCATGACGTAGTTGACCCCGCCTTTATAAAACCCTTCTCCTAAATTCTTTCTGAAGAACGCATCATAAGTTTCATCTTCTTCCTCAGTGAAGAACAAATCCAACAAACCAACTACAGCGCCATAAAGCGTAAGTCCTGCTACACCAGACATCGCTGCAGTGGACGCTAAAGTACCTGCAACCTGATTACGAGCTATGCGTTTTGCTTGCTCGTCACCTTTATGCCTAGCGTTTATATAGTCTGCCATCAGTTTTATCTGGTGGTAGTACACGGTAAGGCCGTAAGATTTAAACATCATCATTACACGCCCGACGTTTCTTTGCGCTATCGGCGCAGCTTGCCCCAACAGGTTTGTGCCACCTGTTTGTTCTGTGTCAGATATGGCCGCTTGTATGGCTCGCTGTTTAATTTCTTCCTGCGTTAGGTTCTGTTCGCCTTTACTCTTGTTTGGAGAGTTTGTGAGTCTGTCTGTTTCTGTTAAATAAGCAGAGATAAGAGTGACTTGTCTCTGCATACGGTCACCCATTTGAAATGGGTAGGACATGAACGTGTTAAAATCTTTCCACAACTGTGCAGATCGTTTAACGTCTTTCTGACCCGATATATCTAGGCCAATCATCTCGCCGTGTATGGTTCTGTTTAGCAGCCCTCTGTCGTCGGCTTCTTTGATGACACCCTGCACATCCTCTACAAACTGCTTCTGCGTAAGGCTGACAGTTGGTTTGCCGTCTTTTCCTGTCCTAACGTAAAACGGGTTGTTTGGATCATCGTTTAGCTCCAAACCTTTTTTAATGCCTACATACTGCCCGTCTTCTCCTACCTCATAATAGTTATCTATAGAGGGTGCGCCTATGTAAGCCTCTTTTATATCTGTTGCTGCTCCAGCCGCTGTACGTACCTGCCTAGACAATCCGCTACCGCTAAATAATTTAGTGGCTACTGTCATGTCCGTAAACGCTCTTGAGAAACTAGTTTTACCTGCTAAGAAAGGTAACAAGATCATAGGCAGACCAGCGGTCTGCAATAGGGCAGAAGATGCGTTGACTCCCATGATGCCCGTAAAGGTAAGCTGATTAGCACCAACCGCTAAACTCTCAAACATATTACGAGTGGGGTTTGTAGCCTGCTGCGCTCTCCATGCAAACGTGCCATTTAGTAAAGACTCAGTAGTTTCACTGAAACGCTGCACGTTGGTCTTACCAAGTTTGTAGTCTACGGGGCCGTACAGTTTGGTGTACTCTTTGACTGCAAGGTTATCTGCGGGTAACCCGCGCAACTCGTTAGCTTTTACGACTCTCGTTCTTAGTTCTTCTTTTAGCCTTCTCTTAAGGCTATATATTTCACGAGTATATTTTGTATTTATCGCTTGGCGGGCCATGTCAAACGCCCGTATGTTCATGCCCTGTAGCACGCTGCTCTGATAACCCTCTCGATTCTTACGAGTTTGCAATGACTTGGCAAACGAAGACTCTGGCACGGACTCTATGTATAACTGCACAACCTGATTAATTACTTGCGGGTCTGTTGTTGTGCCATCTGCTTTGGGTGCCTGCAACGCAGCAACAAGTTGTGCTATCCAAGATTTAGGAGGTAGCGAGTCAAAATCAAATTTGTTTACGTTTTCAAATGGTTTGATGCTTGCATCATCTACGTCTGGCTCTTGCCTCAACGCTGCCATGAACCTCTTTCTAGCATCTGGGCTACCGAATGTTTGATATACAGGATCTGCGTCAGTGCCTACGTTGTATTGAAGCCAGTAGTTACCCTCACGAGTAAGAGGGGAGTAAGGGTCTATGGTTGCCCTGTCAAATAATTTTTGATCGATCAAGTTAGATAAAGTTTGTTTTGTGTTAGCGTCCTCTACAAACTCATTCACATGGGTTTTGAGGTTCTGCTTCATCAACTCCAATATGTTTGCGTACAGTGTAAACACTTCATTGTATTGAGTTTTTACTCCGGGCAGTCTTTCGTAGAGAGATTTGTTTTCTTTGTAGAACTTTAGCTTGTCTGCATCCTCTTTGTACTCTGACTCTGGCTTTCTAAGATCTACCCCTTTGATGGTGCTTAGGTTTACTAGATCATTAAACGTAGGCACTAATTCGGGGTTAGCCTTCTCCCACTCACCCAATCTTTTAGCGGTAGCTTTTACTACGTCAGTTTGCTTCTTGATCTCCCCTTCTTGGTTACCGATCAATTTATGCAGCTGTTCAAACTGAGGCAGGTTAAACAGCCCCGTGCCTACCTGTGCCATCATTCGACTGTTCATACCAAAGAATGCAGCGAAACCGCCTGCCTTGGGCAGTGAGTACATAGCACCCATGACGCTATCGTATATCTCTCGTGTAGGTTTAGTTTGCTGTGCTTTAGCAGCTATTCTGGATGCTTGAGTTGCACCCTTAACCATGCTCTCCACTGTGCCGTTAGTTACCGCCATAGACAGGACAGGGCCAACTTCGTCAAGCGAGGCTCTGCTAGGCGACAGTATTTTAGCTATCACTGCATCAGTCCTATCCAACATAGACTCTTTGTTCGGCTGGAACCCAAACAAGTAACGCCGTACCGTATCTATAAACTTTTGAAAGTTACTTCTTGTATCTTTAGCAACAGGCAACAGGGCTAGTTTTTGTTGGAACGCGGGGTTACTAAACGCCTCTGCAACGAACTCAAACGGATCTCTGGTGCCTTCTAAGTCGCCTAGTTCTTCTTTCGCTCGTTTATGGAGCTTTACTATCTCTTTTGTTAGCGGTGAGTTTTTATTAGATAACTCTTTTAACGTAGCTGCGTGCGTCACTTCGTGCAGTAATGTGACTGTGGCTAGACCGTTGTTCTCGTCTAAAAATACAGTATTTGAAAGTTCTGGCGCTTTGTCTGTAGTGGGTATGTACATCGCTGCCGCTGGGCTTTCTTCTAACTGCCCTCTTGTCTTCTCATCCCTAATCACCCTGTTAGTAAGCTCAGTCATCTGATCGCTAGGTATGACTTGAACTTTTACGTCCCCAACACGGTCTCTTAACACCGATGCAGCGCGTCTTAGCATTGGGTCAGGCACAGTGAGCCTGATAACCTCTAAAGCCTCTTTTAGATCGCCTCTTCGCACTGCGGCTTCTGCTTTAGGATCTAACGGCGTTCTAAACGTAATCATGTCCGGTATAGACAGAAGACCTTTACCTATGTCCCCATCCTTTTTAATAGCATCGTTCAGCTTCTTAATAGCATCCGCTTGGTACTCTGCTATAGAAACATCTCTGACAGGGCTGGGTTCTTGTGCCTTCCTAGTTTTGGCTTTTATGTAGGATTCTTTTGGAGCTAGCCCTGTTTCTTCTGTGGTTGTCTCCGTTACTTCTGGAGTTACCTCTGTTTCTTCTGTAGCCACCCCTGCTTCTTGGCCTTCGGGCACACCTACAGCATCTAACTCGGCTTTTAATTTTTTGCTTTCTCTGCCTTCTAAGCTAGTTTTGGTCTCTCTTAACCACTCGCTTGCTTGAGGTGATAGGTTTTGTTCAACCCATTTAAGCGTGGCGTCGGCATTAGTCTTACCTGTATCTTGAAAAAATTTAGCAACAGTAGCCGAGGACTTGCTTAATTCCTTTTGGGCTTTCGTTGAAATTATATTCTGGTTAGTAGTGTCAGATAGAGCTAGATACAGACTATCCACCGGACGACTCATCTTACCTAAAAATATTTGAGCCTTAGCTTTGTCTGTACCCGCCGCTTTTGTTCTAGCGGAGGGACGTTTTTCTTTAACTAGATTAAGTATCTTTTGATTATCTTCAGCAGTAAGTGGGTCAACACCGACTAGGTTTTCAAACTCACCAGCGAT